TACGCATACTGCTGCCGAAGCTAGAGATGCCTTTGAAGCACTAAGTAATGCTAGGTGGGGCACTCAAAGAACTGGGGCACAAAGAGCTTTAGGCGTAGCAGAGTCAGCAGTAGATGTTATTAGTGAGGTACGTACTTACAACCTACTCTCTGCTGCTTCAACTATGATTGTGAACACCGTTTCAGGCTATCTAAACATGAACCAACAATGGCTTCAAAAGTCGTTAGGTGGTATCACTAGCTTAAAAGGGCGTGAGTTATCTGAAGGTCTGCTTCAAGGTGTAAACATGCACCGTAACTTGATTCAAACACTTTCTTATATGGCAAGGGCTGTTAACTCATCTAAAGGCTATATTGACCGTCAAAGGTCTTCAGCAGAGCTTGGGGATAGAGGTAACGACATAGCATTAGGCAACCGAGACTTCCAGATATTTGGTGACTCAAAGTTAACTGGAGGTGCCCCTAGCAGTATAGCAAAGCAAGAGGGTGAGTCTGCTGCCATGTATGGAACTAACATCCTTGGCAACGTATGGAGAGCATTAGGTAAGCGAGGAATTGCTGGAACTGATGAGTGGATTAAACACGCACAGTTTAGGACTGAACTGCAAAACCTAGTAGTTGCTCAATTACAAAAGGACGAAGGACTAAGCTTTGGACAGGCATATATTAAATCAGAAGGTGTGGTTAATAAGCTTACAAAGCAGCAAATAGATAATTCTATAAATGGCACTATGTCTCGCAACCCTTTAATTGCCAAAGCACTCGTTAGTGCCCGTGAGATTGCCTTTCAGAATGGCTTTAGAAATGACCCCGCAGGTGCCGTAGGTAAAGGAGCTAATGACTTTATCCATACAGGACAAATAGCTGGTAAGCAGGTTGCTCCTATATTTATGACCAAGCTTATCGGTAACGCCATATCCCCTTTCGTGCGTACACCATCTAACATTTATAGCCACTTAGGTGAAATGACTCCAGTGTTGCAGATGTTTAGTAAAACAATGCGAGACACAATGCAAGCAGGAGGCCCACGGGCCAGAGAGATGGAGAACAAAATCCTATTCGGCTCTGTGTTGTGGGCTTCCGCAGCTACAATGGCTATGACGAATATGACTTCAAACTCTGGTTCAGGTAGTAAGGGACAACGTAATGTAGAAAAGGCAGTTAACGGCACTGGCTACGCTATCGTTCTTGATGACGGAACTCGTTATAACATAAGAAAAGGCGACCCATACGCTAAACCTTTATTAATTATGGCTCGTATCAAAGATGTATTTGAGTACGGGGATGAAAAGGAACAGAGTGAATTAATAGGTTCTCTAGTAGTAGCTACTATTAAGTCTATGGCAGAGATGCCTACACTTACAGGTGCAGGTGATGTAGTTGCTCTTTTAGATGAGCAATCAGCAGGTGATGCAGTTACTAAGTTTGGTAATAATTATGCAACATCCTTTTTGCCTTACACACGTATGATTAGAGAGTTGTTGGTAGAGTCAGGAAACGATGTGCTGATACCCGAAGTATTAGATTTGTATGATGTGCTGCAACAGCCTCATGCTTTTAATATAAATGGTAGGCCAGACAATGTTAAACGAGATGCCATATTTGGAACTCCTGTAGTTCGTAATCCTTATGCCTTTACTCCTATGAGTGGCATTGAGGTATCTAAAACATCCAAAGACCCCGTTCTATTAGAGTTAAAGCGTCTTCATATTGGTATAGAAGCACCCCCTAAAGCAATAGATGGGGTGGCTATGACTGACTATAAGGTAGATTTAAACTCTAACCAAAATGTCTATGACTTGTATCAGGAGTTGGTAGGTACAGTGGTTAATAAGGAAACTGGGCTAGACCTTTACGGAAGTCTGGAAAACCTGTTTAAGACCAGTGATTATCAAGTCAACATGAATGACGATTTGCTAACTTACGGACGAAGAAGTCAAGGTCTTAAAGCTAAAGCCGTTAAAGACGAGGTAGCTCTTTTTAGACGCAAGTATGCACTTGACGCTCTTAGGGTTCGTTTAGGCGCAGATCATCCGTTTATTGTAGAACACTCTAGGGTTAATGGTCTTGACGCATTATCTGGTGCAGGTGCTAGTAAAGCAACGGCAGCACTATACTTTCCTTTTAATAAAGAACAGTAAACCTACATCTACTAATCCTCAATCTAATTTCAATAAATAGGGCCAATACCTATGGCATATAGCTACATAGAGTATACTGCGAATGGTAGTACAACTACTTTTTCCATTCCGTTTACTTACACACAACAAGCGGATGTTGCTGTCTTTGTTGGCGGTACATCCACATCCTTTACTTTTGCTTCTGCAAGCACCGTATCTTTATCTACTGCACCTGCTAATGGGGTTATAGTTCGTATTGCACGTACTACACCTATTACTACACGCGCAGTAGACTTTAGTAACGGTGCTATCCTGACTGAAAGTGACTTAGATAATTCAAACATTCAGGTCTTTCAGGCGGCTCAAGAAGCTATAGACACTGCGGCATCATCCATCTTTAAAACAGCAGATGGTAAGTTTGATGCTCAAAGTCGAGTTATTAAGAACGTAGCTGACCCTGTATCAGCGCAAGACGCTGTGACTAAGACTTGGGCAGAAACCGCTTCTACTTCACAGCTTAGTCAAGCAACCGCACAAGCAGTTATTAGTACAACTAAAGCATCTGAATCTAGTGCTTCTGCAGCAGCGTCAGAGGCTAGTAAAGTTGCTTCTGCTGCTAGTGCAACTGCTGGTGCTGCTAGTGCTGCAACCGCAACTACCCAAGCTTCTTTAGCAACTACAAATGGCGCAGCACAAGTTGCCCTCGCTACAACGCAAGCTGGACTAGCAACTACTAACGGTGCTGCACAAGTAACCCTTGCGACTGCTCAGAAAACTATAGCAACCACAAAAGCTTCAGAGGCTAGTGCATCTGCAACAGCTTCAGAAGCCAGTAAGGTATCTAGTGCTTCAAGCGCAACTAGCGCAACTGCTAGTGCTGCAACTGCGACTACTCAAGCTGCTTTAGCCACAACCAATGGAGCAGCGCAGGTTGCTCTTGCGACTACTCAAGCTGGCCTTGCGACTACTAATGGTGCAGCACAAGTTGCCCTAGCTACTACTCAAGCTGGCTTGGCGACTACAAACGGTGCAGCGCAAGTTACTCTGGCGACTGCTCAGAAAACTATAGCAACCACTAAGGCTAGTGAGTCAGCAGCAAGTGCAACCGCATCTGCCAACTCTGCCGCAGCAGCAGCCGCAAGCTTTGACTCGTTTGACGACAGGTATTTAGGGGCTAAAGCATCTGAACCATCCGTCAACAATGATGGTGACGCTCTCGTAGCTGGCAACCTGTATTTCCTAACTGGAACGGGTATGCAAGTCTACGATGGAGCCGCTTGGATAGCAGCTAGTTCTAGTGGAAACGTGTCTCTGTACTCTTACGAATACATTGCTACAGCAGGACAGACAAGCTTCTCAGGCGCAGACGTAAATGGTCAGACTCTAAGCTACACAGCGAATAACATTCACGTTACCTATGGTGGCTTGGATATTCCTAAAGCTGACTATGTAGCCACTAACGGAACGACTGTTGTCCTAGATGATGGTGCTGTGGTCGGTACGATTGTTCGCATAGTTGCTTTCCAAAGCTTTGTCGTAGCTAACACCTATACACAGGCACAAGCTGACGCTAGGTATAAAGCTATCGGTGCGACTGAGGGTGGGCCTAGTTTAGGTACTAACTCAATCGTCAGAACAAACGCAAACACAATCAGTGAGAACATAACCATACCTGCCAATACCAATGGTGGCACTTTCGGCCCCGTGACTATAGCAAATAATTTCACTGTTACAGTCAATGGAACTTGGAGCATTATATGAGTACCTTAGAATTAAAAGAGTTATCCCACCCTAGCGGTGAGGTGATTAAGATAGCGGCTGGTAAGACACTTGATTTGAACAGTCAAGGAACTCTTGTATTGCCTACTGTCCCTCATGCAAAAATGCCCACAGGCTCAGTGTTGCAAGTGGTTACATTTGTCCAAACTGCGTTTGTTTCAACCAGTGCTACTTCATACACAACTATGTATGGGGCCACAATCACTCCAACATCTACATCTAGCAAAATACTTGTTAGGGCTGTGGTTGGTGGACTGTACATGAACTTAGGTAGTTCAAATCAAAGCCATTGGCGATTAGCTAGGGGCAGTTCAAATTGCACAGGTCAAAATTCACACTACCATACAGAAAATGGAAGAAATCAGACTGCCGCAGGTGCTAGAGCCTATATTAATATGGAGATATTAGATTCTCCTAGTACCACTTCGGCTACTACTTATAACGTACAAGCGTATCGTTTTACTGGCTCTGGTTCTTTTGCTATTAATGATACGGCTGGTACATCAATAATCACACTCATGGAGATACAAGGATGACCTCTAAACTAAAAACCGACATCCTTGAAACAGTAAGCGGCTCTGGCACGATTGCCCTGACGAACCAGTTGAGTGGCATGACTGACGCTAGTATGCCTACGGGTAGTGTGGTGCAGGTTGTTACCCATAGGACAGATGTAAAGGCGACCTACAGTGGTGCAAATAACTACCATCTAAGCGACTTAGATATAACAGTTACACCTAAGTATGCTAACTCCAAGCTAATCATCCAGTTTAACTTCTTTGGTGAGGCATCGCAGGACACAACACTAAAGGTAACTAAGGATGGTTCTGTCATAACCACTTCGGGTGAAGAGAGTTATAACGCTAACGATGGCAACCAGAGATGGTCTGGGGTTAGGGCGGTCGCATATGATGCCTCTATATCAAGCACACCTAGTGATATGAGTTTTATGTATCAGTGCATATCAGGGTCAACTGCCAGTAGGGTATATGGCGTGGATGCTCGCACTTCCCACTCATCTAACCAAACATTTGACTTAAACAGGCCAGCATCAGGGCAAGGCTCAGATAGTTATGAGACCTCCATGTCATTCGTAACAGTAACCGAAATCAAACAATAGGATAACATCACATGACAGATAAAGTCGCAGCATTACAAGCACTAACTCCAAACGCCCAATGGGTACTCCGTGGAGACGAATTAACTTGGCTTGACGAAGTACAAACTCAACCAACAGACTCAGCTATCGCAGCTAAGATTGTTGAACTCCAAGCAGCTTTTGACGCAGCAGCGTATGCTCGTGACCGCCAAGCAGCATACCCATCCATTCAAGACTGCATCCATGCTCTCCTTGATGGGGGTGACACTCTGACTGACTTGCAAGCATTGCGTACAGCCGTGAAGTCAGCCAATCCCAAGCCATAGGAGTAGCAAATGACTACAACTATTACGGGTGCAGCAGGAATTAACAGGGTAGCTGATGGTGCTGATATGCCAGCAGGGTCAGTGTTGCAAGTAGTTAGTGCTTCAACAACTACCGCCCAAACCACAACATCAACATCATACGTTGATACAGGTTTAAGTGTAACAATAACACCATCTTCAACATCATCTAAAGTTAAGATTGAATTTGCTTTTACTTGCATTCACATCGCAGCTAATGTAACAGCAGGATGCTCGTTTAGAATAATGAGAGATTCAACTAGTTTGTATACACCACTTGCTAACCATGCCTTTTATGCAGCAGGGGGTTTGGGAGGCTCTACTTATAGGCCATATATGGACATGGCTTTAGATTCTCCATCAACAACCTCTGCAATTACTTATAAGGTTCAAGTTGCTGGTTATAGTAGTAATGCAGTAGTACTGAATTACAGCAGTAAGTTTAAAGCTACAATTATGGCAACGGAGATTGCAGGATGAGCTACTTAGGAAGAAGCGCAAAGCTAAGTTTAAAAGCGCAGGAGAATAGACGATGACAAAAAGTGCAACAAGAGTAGCGGCTGATAAAGTCACGTTTACTCAAACAGAAGTCACCTCTGCGATTGCAGCAGGAGATGCAGTAGCAGGGGCAAGAAAATTACTCAGAATAACACGATATACCTCTGCTGGCTCTGGCACATGGACTAAACCTTCTGACACAGTTTCAGTCTTGATTAAAACTGTTGCTGGAGGTGGTGGTGGTGCAGGTGGCAACAACAGTGGTAGCGGTGCGTGTGGTGGAGGTGGTGGAGGCGGTGGATACGCAGAAAAGTTTATTGCCGCAGCAGCTTCCTCATATGCTTATGTAGTTGGTGCTGGAGGTTCT